CTTTTTCCGAAAAACTGAGAGAAAATCAGATACCGACACGTCTGGCAGAAGATCTTCTACACGGATATGTCCATTCACTAGCACGTCTATCACGTTGTTCAAGACAACCATCTTATTGAATGGAGCCGTCTTGGTGAAGAAATTCTCCTTGAGGTCATACCCGAAATGCTTGAAAATCCGCTTCAACAAATAATTGGCACGGATAAAAGGAGATATATAATATCCCTTCGTCAGAGATATCGGTATTTCGTTTACATGATCAGTAAGCAGCCATTCACCCGCAAAATACGGCGAGCTAACGCCCAGAGACCAGGTACGCATCTCGTGAGCTGTTACGTATTCGTAACCGCCTCCTTCCTTATATCTCCAGTAGCTGGCAGTACGCATAGTACCTGCATTCCATCCCCAGTTCAGTATTTTGTAGTTGTACTCGGTATCTCTACCCGAGTCATCAGTAAGCAGAACCGGGAAGATATCATAGTTCTCGTTCTTGCCACCTACGAGAGATCTGCAGAACTCGATGCACTCGTCTACGGTTGTGCACCCCGGTATCATCTCGTCCTTGAAGATACTCTTCAGCTTTACGTTCTGTATCTTCGAGTAGAAAGATCCGTCGTTGATATAGAATGAAGAAGAGATGTTCCCCTTGTGCTGTGCCGAGAGAACTATCTGCCGGCATTGGGCGAAATACTCGCCGTCTTCGATGCTTACGTTCGTAGCCACCATCTTGTCTCTCATCCCGAAGGTATCGGGATAGTTTAGTATCATGCGGTTGTAATCGCTTGCCGGAATATCCAGCGGGGAGGTCGTTTCCCCGTAATCGTTGAAGAACGGGTTGGTACGTTCTACCTCCAGCTTGGCGCCTTCGCCAAGCTGGTAGGCCTTTCCTTTATCCAGATTTGTTATTTTCATGTTCAGAAGATTTTATTTTTTAGCAAACTTTCTCGCCTGGTTTCTCAGTTCCTGCTTGGCGTCCAGATCCGAGAGTGACACGAACGAGCGGATTCCGTCTCTCCTAAGCTCTCTGAGCAGTTCCAGGAGCTCGTCATTATTGCGTCCCGACGTAGCATTTCCTGCATCGCGATGCGCAGATTCCTGCGTCCGGACGTAAAAATCTGCCCCTCCAGGAGCGATTTCCTGACTGGTCCGGGCTGACTGACGGACGATACTTCCACCCAGCGCCCTGCCCTGCATGGCCATCAGATACTTGCTCATGTCGAAGGTTCTTATCTGTCCGGCTCGCTGGGCTGCATCCATCAGGTTGATGAGCGGAGCGATGGTAGGGTTCTCCAGGGCTGCATTCGATGCCACCCACTCCTTGCTCCTGCCTCTAGGTCCCTCGCCCACGATGACGGTAGGATGATCTACGTATCCGCGCTTACCTGGTGCATACTCGGCGTTGAAGTGTTTGCCGTCCTGCTCGCGCTCTACATCGATACGTCCGCCACTCTCGCGTCCGCTTGCCACACGGGAACCGGCAGAACTGGTTCCGCTGGCTGATCCGTTGAGGGTCATACGCTTTACCTTCTGGCGCTCAGCATTTGCCACAGCCAGCTGAGCTGCACCGGTCACACCCATCAGGGCTGCAGCAATACTTCCGGCAATCGGACCCAACTCGCTGTACGCCTTCATGATAGATACTGCAGTATTAGAGATAATCTGAGCTACTTGCATGGCGAAGTTCACGTCAGCATACTTTTTCTGTATCTTCAGTTTCTCGTTGGCTTTCTTCTTCTCCAGTTTCTCCTGGAGTGCCGTATTACCCTCGGCAGCCTTGATTTCTGCGTCATACTTTGCATCGACGTTCGCCATCTCTGCATTCTGCAGCGCGGTCACGGTATTGCTGAAGAGTTCTGTGTAGTACTGAGCCTGCTTCATGAAGGACTCTCTCTTCAGCTGCTGCACCTTCTGCTCATATTCCTGCTGAGTGATATACTGGTTGTCGAGAGCCTGCTGCAGTTGTCGGTCATACTCGCTCTGCTGGTCAAAACCGAGAGCCTGTCTAGCCTGCTTCTCCTTGTCGGCCTGTTGGGCAAGCTGCTCTGTATACTTGGCAGTATATTCCGCCTCTATCTGAGTCTGTATATCTTTATATGCCTTCTCCAGCTGGGCAGTATCTTCCCCGTTCTGCTTGGCCATATTGAGCGCAGCCTGATAATATCCCTTCAGAACTTCCAGTTTCTGGTCGCGTTGCTGCTCCAGGGTCAGTTCCTGCTGCGTCTCCCCTTGCTCCATCACCTTTGCCAGGGCATCCTGGTAAGCCTGTTCTACCGAAACCTGCTGCTCGAAATGAGCCTGTTCTGCAGCCCGGAGGTTCGCCTGCTGTTTTTCCTGGAGTGATTTCTTCTTTGCGCCATCCGCAATTCCGATATTCTGCGACTGCTCGCTATACGAGGTTTCGATGGCGAGAATATTGGCGGTATGCTGGGTCTTCAGCGCCTGCATGGCGAGATCGTACTTCTCTTGAGACACCTGCTTCCGGGCGAGAGCCATGTTCCAGTTGTTCACGTCCTGCTGATAGTCCTGGTTGGCTGCATCGATATCTGCCTGTCGGTTTTCAGAAAATCTCTTCGATACGATATCGTCAGGATTAGGCTGCGTGGTAGTAGTAGTATTTACGGTTCCGGTATGACCGCCACCACCTTTTCCGCCGCCACCACCTCCGATGCCGCTGTCCGGTACTTCCGGCTCTGACGACTCCTTCACGGTCTGCGTCATGATACCCTTTCCGAAGGCGCCTGTAATGGTATGAATCTGCGTATCGAGTTGTTTGATGCTATTCGATATCGAATTGACCTGCGACTGGAAGTGACCGACTGCGTCGCTCTGAGTATTACCTACCGCACCCCAGGATGTGGTATAAGAAACACCTTGACCTTGTGCTGATTTTGCGCCAGCAAGGTTCTTCTTTGCGCCGGCAAGTTTAACCTCCAGTTCGGCCCGCTGCTCGGCAAGACTCTGTATCTGCTTCTTAGCACCCTGTACCTCATAGAGTTTCACCAGATTGTTGATGTAAGCCTTCAGAGCCTTATCCGATGCCTTGAACTTCTTTGTAGTCTTGTCGATGGTAGCATTATATTGAGGAACTATCTTGTTGAGAGCGTCCACGGCCTTGTATCTTTCGTCCATGGAGAGTTTCTCGTCTTTCGCCACCTTTATCAGGTTCTCCAGTTTCAGTTTTTCCTCCACCACCTGTTTCTGTGCCTCTGCCCTGATATTGTTGAGTGCCTTCTGTGCCAGCGTCGACGCGTCGGCTGCCTTCTTCATATCCCAGAGCTTCATGGCTAGCAGAGCTACTCCTGCAGCAATCAGACCGAAGACGCTTGCCTTCATGGTGGCGTTCATCGATGCCCATGCTGCCTTGGCCTGAGTAACCCTACCTGTAAGCAGGAGGAAACCTGCCTGCAGCAGTTTCATGAGTCCGGTTCCGGTAGCACAGATCACGTTCCATGCCTGCTGGGCTGCTGCTGCGCCCTTGGTTACAACGATATTCGTCTTGATGGCGTTGCTGGTGGCGATTGCTACAACCGTGAAGGCTGTGAGCAGAATGCCGAGCGTCTTCACCACGCCCTGATGCTTTACGCACCAGGAAATGAGACTGATGGTGCTCAGCTGCATATCTGCATAGGCATCATCCCATTGTTCCTTGAGCGGGAGGATTTCGTCTCCCAGAGCCTTCTGGGCATTCTGCAGTTCTACTGTTTTCTGGGCTGCCCTGTCGGCTGCGCTGATATAGGTCTCTCCTGCCTCGGCGAGCTGGGTATCTACAATCTCTGCCACAGCCTTCATGAAGTCGCCCGTCTCCTTGGTTTTCTCTGAGATTTCTGCCGCAGAGATACCCAGGTTATCGAGGATCAATGGAGACTTGCGTCCGAGACCGGTTACGATACTGTCGGTCATATATTCAACCGACTGGCCTGTCTGTTGTGCCTTCAGCTGGGCGAACTCCAGATACTTGCCCAGGTCTTCCAGCGGAATACGGAAGTCGTTAGCCTGTACAGCAGCCGTCATCAGCTGAACATCGTTCACGGTTCCCTTGGTTGCCTTGCGGAGATTATCCAGCAGGTTCGGGTTATCCATGGCATTAAAAGCCTTGGTCACACCATCTGCCTGTTCTGCCATCTCTACGCCAGCCCTGGCAGATTCCAATGCGAAATCTTTCAGTTTGGATGCCTGTTGGCCCAAAAGGCCTGCGAGCTTTGTCGCCATGGTTCCTAGAAAGATTCCGTTCACCTGGTCACTTGATGCAATCTCGCCAAAACTCTTGGCGTTCTGCTTCAGTTCTGAGATACGGCCGGAAACATCTTTCAGGCGTTGCTCCAAAACGCCGTAAGCCTCTGGGTGAAGTGCCTGGACGGTATCATCAAGTTCCCGCTGTAACATTTTCTGCTGTTTGCGGAGCTGGTTCATCGTCATATCCATCACGCTCAGTCTTTGGGTCTGCGCAGAGATTTCTTTGGTAGTTTCCCTAATCGCCTTACTGGTAGTACGGTATTGCTCGGCCATATTCTTATACTCCTGGGAAGTCTTCCTGCCGGCAGCCTCCATCTCTACCATGGACTTCAGTTGCTGTTTGTTGGCAGCCTTCAGTCCCATCATTTTGTTTTCCAGTTTCTTGATTTCCTGCTGAGCCTTCGATGACTCCACATTTACTATCAGGGAAACCTGGTCTTCCGTTAAATGTTTATTTGCCATAACTTATGATTTTTGTGGGTTGAGTGATTGTTCCAGTTCCTGACGTAAACTGTTCCGTACTTCATCGTTGAAGCCATAGCGAAGCTTAGGGAATGTTTCGTGATACAGCACGCCCCAGACTACGCGGTTATAGAGCGCGAGGTTCCTGCGCTTGAACTTGCTGATGCGGTCGTTGCGCTGCCGGTACTGCATATCCAGAAAACGGAGATAAGGAAGGATGCGCACGAAGATGGTGCGGTTCTCGCCCGATATCTGACTGTCGAACGAGTGAGCGGAAAGCGTGGTAAGCAATCGGCCGGTACGGCGCTTGTAATGATTGCGCACCACGTTCTCCTGAGTGGAGTATATCTTCAGGATGCCTGCCTGAAGAGTCTCGTGAACGAATTTCTTTTTAACAAGACTGTCTGTTACCATATTCTTTATACATTACTAATTAGTAATGCAAATATAGCAACAGACAGACAAAGGGCAAAGGACTCTTATCTGAATATTGCCTTATAGATAGGAATACCCAGCAGAGGGGTGAGCATGGTGCAAAGGCTGAGGTAAAACACCCATAACACGGGATTGCAGGAACCCACAACAAACGGACCCACCACCAGCGCGATGACGAACGACACAAGCGAAATAAAATCGAAAAATCCCATAATCTATATATTTTAATGTGTTACTAATTCTCGGGTGCAAAGATACACCACTTTTTCTGAAAAACCAAATTTATGCTCCAGAAAAAATGGCCACCCTCACGGGCAGCCATCCTTAGTTAGAGAATTGACTAAATTAAATTATTTGTCACTTTATTACATGATAGACTAGAAAACTACTTTTTTCGTTCCACAGCACTTCGACCAGTTTCTCGAACATCTCCTTGAGCTGTTCATCGGTAATGCCCGAGATGTACATGCCGTTCATGCTGAGCATGTGTTCACGTGCCGGCTTGCCGGCAACCATCACTTCGCACTCCTCAAAGATAGGGTGCTTTCTTTCTTCCTCCACGTTGGCTGCAACCTTAGCTGCAGCATTTTTATTCTGATTTTCCATAATCTGCTTAAAAATTAGTTGTTACTATTGTTATCTATATCAATCTCATCCTGCAATTTGCAAGCCGTGTACAGAGCCTTCTGCAGGTCCTCGTTGGCATTTATGGCTCCATGCATCATGATAGCGAGTATCTTATCATCGCCGCCTCCGCCGACAGCCAGGTTGAGATTACCATCCGTACTCACGCCAGCGGTTATCAGAAAGAAGGCTCACTTATCGTTCTGCTCCTGCCACTCGCCTAGCTCTTTGGTAACCTTCTGGATGGTTCCGAACGACTTCATGTCGCCACGAAGTTCTGTATCTGTACCTTCGCAGACTTTATCTATACCAACTGAATATCTTTTCTTATTTCCCATTATTCTACTCCTCCATCTTTAGGCTTTGGTCGGCTCCATCCTTCCGGGTACATCTGCTGAGAGTCTTCGGCAAGATTTGCCCCCCCCGAATTGCGGTAAGCCTCGAAAATCCTGTGGCGCTCGTTCTGGAGTTGCAGGTTTTTCAGAGAATGCTCGCTTTTCAGCTTAGCATACTTCTCATTGAATTCCTTGTTCGCCTTGCTGAGGGTTTCGCGGATGTTGCACTCTGTCTGCTCGAATATTTTCTGCTTGTCGTTGACATGCATTTTAAACTCAAGTTTTTCTTGCTGAAGCGCGCGGTTGGCGCCTTGACAGAAGGTCTTCTGATCGTCAAGGTCCTGCTGAAGTTCTGCGCGCTTATGCTCATACTCCTCGCGTTCCTTATTAATAGCCTCGGTGTTCTTTACTAGCTGAGCATGGAATATCTCAGTTGTCATTATCTCTGTAGCAGTTTCTACTGCTCCGTCTAATACGGTTTTGATATCTTTTTCGTTACTCATTTTAATGCGTATTTAATCGTTTGTACTCTGCCATGTTCATACTGATTCTCTCCAGGTATATGCCTCGCGTATTAGGAGCCGAGTAATACCTGCCGTCGAGCCAGACGATGATGGCGCGGTCATTTTTCCTGTCGTTGTAGCAGCGGATTCTGCCTCTGCGGTTTTTGTCGAGCCAGCACATTGTCTCAGTCTTGTGCGGGCCCATCTGACGGCCGGTGTACTGAAACCAGGACGTTCTCAATACTACCTTACAAAGCAGATGCGTGCGCCTGCGATGTTTGTTCTTAATTGTTCTCATAATTCTTTTTGTGTTAAAATTCTCACGCTGCAAAGGTACGAAATCTTTGCTTTACGTCAAAGGACAAACATATGAGTGATGTTTGGCTATTTTTCACTCATTTTTTGTTTATCACGATAGCGATAGTTCCCACGCCCGTACCACTCGTCCTGAAGGCGCCTTCCTCAATCTCGTAAACCTGGGCGGAAACTTCTTCCAGGAATGCGCGGAAATCCTTGCATGCCTTTTCCGAAGCCTGCTGCCAATGCCTGGAAGTAATGGCTGCCACGGTTCCACCGGGCTTGAGATCATGGTACATCTGCATCACGTGCCTGATGTCCTGGTTCTTCGAGAAGGGAGGGTTGGCCACTATCAGGTCGTACTCCGAAGAGTGCTCTGCCTGGGTGAAGTCGTCGCCTAGCAGGCGGATATGATCCAGCTTGGAAAGCTTCTCCTTATTCTCCGGCATCAGCTCGTAGCAATCTACAACCACGTCTGGCTGCACCCTGTGGATGGCATCGATGATGGCTCCTGTTCCTGCACTAGGCTCCAGAACCTTACAGTCGGGACTGAAATCGCCTGCCAGCGATACCAGCCAGTCGGCAACCTCTGGTGGCGTGGCAAAGAACTGGAAGTCCTGCTGCAGGTTGCAACGCTTGCCTTGCATTAAGACGGAAGCCACACGGGTTGCATCGAAGTCGAAGGTGAAACCTTGTACCTTTCCACCGGTCCACTTGCCGCCGGCTTCCTCCACCCACTGCTTCACCGTGGCATAGCTCTTCTTGTTGAGCTGTACCTGCGGAAGATAGAGCACGTTGTCCTTGAAGATACAACGCTTGAGGATGCCTTCTGGAGGTAGTTTTGTCCCGTCATCTTCTCCAGATTCCTTTCTCTTCTTGGCTTCGAGATAATCCTTCTTGTAGCCGGATTGCATTTTTCTGTCCAGATAATCATTCAGAGCGGCCTGCATGGCCACTTGTGCGTCTGTTATCTCCGCAATGCACTGAACAAATTCGTATATTGCATCGAAGCCAGCGATATCTGTTACGGTAAGCTTACTATAGGCTTCTGCACATTTTCTCAGCTCTGCCGTGCTACCACGTAACATTTCTATTAAAGTCTCTTTTTTGTTCGTCATGACTTTTCTGTAAATAAATCATTGTTGTGTCTAAGCTATTATGGCCAAGGAGTTCGGCAAGCTGCGTCACATCCTTGTTCTTCTTGAGATACTGCTTGGCAAAGAAGTGGCGGAAGGCGTGGGCGTGCATCTTGCTCCGGGCTATGCCCAGATGGTCACCCCATCTCTTCAGGGCTTCAGAGAAACCTCTGTCGGTCATGGGACCATACTTGCCTATGCAGAGATGACCCGTCTTGCCCGTCTCCTTCATATACTCCCTCACCTCCTGCTGAAGGCTTTTCTGAAAAAACACCTGGCGGAACTTGCTGCCCTTGCCCTTCAGAACCACCTCGCCATTGGCTACATCCTCCCACAAGAGCTTCATGAACTCATGCAGGCGAAGGCCTGTAGTGGCAAGAATCCTCAGCCAGTAGTAAGGGTCCCGGTTGGGTTTCTGCTTCAGATAAGCCAGCAGCGCCTGATACTCCTTCTCCGTAGGTATATTGTCTGTAGAGAGCCTGCGCTGAGTTTTCACCCTTTTCACGGAAATGGGCTTTTTCGCAAACTTGGAGTATTTCACCAGGGCACACATGCGGTTGTTGATGGTGGCGGGCTTCATCTTCTGCTCTTCCAGTGTCTTCAGAAACCGCTTCACGTTTTCCTGGTTGAACTCGTCGGCATAAGAAAAGAAACTCCTGATGCTGCAACGGTAGGTTTCCCGGGTGCGTTCGCTGGCGTCCGACTCTGTGTCCAGCCATTCGATGAACTCGTTCACCTTCTTCTCGTTCCGGGCACAGATATCTTCTTTCTTCTCCAGCGATTTTACCTTGCGCTTCGCCCGGCTGTAGCCCACACCGATGAACGACAGAAAGTCGAGGATGGCATCGGTAGCACCGGGCATGGTGGAGAGTTCTGAAGCATGAGCCTGCTTGTACCTCCGGTAGCCCCTGCGGCTTAACTCGTCAGCTTCCTCAAGGAAGATGAGGACGTATTTTGCCGCAAGCCCTATCTTGCGATAGGTTGCCCCGCAAGATGATAAATAGCCTAGATAGCCTGTGTAGTTATTTTGCCTGTCTGTATCCATAATCAATAAATGATAGTATTTATACTGCAAAATTACTCACTTTTCTCCAACCTGAAAAAGACAGTTATTTCTTGTCTTCTACCGGGCGCCAATATACCGCGAAGGTGTTGCACTCCATGAAACAGTCGGCATCGCTGTTCTCGGTCCAGATGAAAGGAATGCCGCCATCATAGCGCAGTCCGTCGGCAAGAATTACGCTCTCACGGTGGTCATCGGGCGTGCGGGGATCATGGAACCTTACCTTGGCTCCCTTCTTGAAACCGTCTGCCACCTTCAGAAACTCTCTCGACTTGAAGATATACATCCTGTTCTTGGATATCACAAACTGCAGCAGACCGCTATGCGTCATGTGGCATACCATCTTGCTCAGCTCCAGACCATCCTTATGAGAGACTGTTTGGTTGTTTTCGATTCCGATACGGATAATCGTGGTGTCGGGATAGAACATCTTGTATTCAGCCAGACGTTCCTCAACGGCTGATTTCTTTTTCTTTGCCATAACTACATCACCTCCCCTCCCATAAGAAAGCCACCTAATACAGCTGCTGCCATGAAGGCGAAGAAACCTGCCATGGTCATAGCTACTTCGCCATACGTAACCGCCTCCCCGCAAAGGTAGGAGAAGGTCTCGCTCTTGGTCTTGGCGAGCTTCCTGATTTCACACTTGAGGGCCTTCATGCCCTCCTCTACGCTGATGCCTGCAGGGCGCACCTGAGCATCACTAATTAAAATAGAATTCTGCATATTGCATCATCTGTTAAGCATTAACAGCCGATTGTACAAAAGGGTGGCGGCTGCATTCCCCGTTGCTTAACAGATGATGACTTTATCCGGAAGGACTAATCAAATCTACGGTTCATGCAGCCGCCATTTATTGCGAGAATTATTTCTCCAGTTAGGAAAATATATTTTCCCAGTTAGGAAAAATATTTTTCCCGATTAGGCATAAAAAAAAGCCTGCGGCCAGAAGCCATAGGCGAAACGGTCTCCCTGCCGGATAGTCTACTATCATCTGTTAAGCGTTGGCAAAGGTAAGAAGAAAATCCGGAACCGCCAAATAAAAATCGGGAAATTTTCTCACGATGAGAATAATTAACACTTAAATATGCTGTAGAGCATAAAAATGAGGGGTTTGGGGAATGAAAAAGCCCCGATGCGATGCTGCACCGGGGCTGATGCGCCACAAGGCTATGGCGACTTCTGTCTTATGGGGAACGATGACCCCAGCCTCATTATATCCTGTCCGCAGCCGCACGCAAGCGATTGGAAACATCGCAAAGTGCTCCACGGAGCATAACCTTCTCCTCTTCGGTGAAACCGCCTACACCGCCATTTCCGTCAATACCATCGAGCTTATGATAAAGCCATGATGCTGATTTTCCGAAATAGGCGTGTGCTATCTCGCGCCATGATACCGTCATCTGGATATCCTGTATGCGCTGCTTTACTGTGCTGTCCTTAGCCTGCTTCATTGTTACTTCCATAATCTTATGCTTTTTAATGCCCTCCCCGAAGGGAGGGGTTTTGTTAATACTTGGTGTAATACTCTGGTGGCTCAATCATCTCATCAAACAGCTGCTGAGCGTACCATAATAACTGTGGATTACCTCTAGGGTATGACTTCCGGAAATTTCTGATAGCTTCTATCAGTTCTTCCTCTTTTTCTGTTACTAAAATCTTCTTCATATCGTTTTATTTTAAGACAATGCAAAGATACTACTATTTTTCGTAGTAGCCAAATATTTTATACGAAAAATCGTAGTATTAACTATGTTTAAGCTTTCTGTATGTGAAAAGGTAGAAAATGAGCGGGAAAAAGTGTATCTTTGCAGAAAAGAAATGTTTCACCTATTAATATATATATAAGGTATGGAAAAGATAATAACCGGCAAGGTTCGCAAGAACCTGAGCGAGCACACAGCCCGCATCATCCTGGAGCGCTCAGACAGAATGGCAAGCAGCACGCTGGAGCAGCTCCGCAAGTCTACCGACCGCGCCTACACCATGACCGGGTTCCTGCTCACGGTGTTCATCGCCCTCACGGCATTCGTATTCTCCAGCCCATCTTTATGGCAGCTCTCTACCGCTGCTGTTCTATGGGCAGGCATCTTTATTGCGCTATACATTATGATAAACCAGGTTCTATGGATTCACCCTTTCAGGCATACAGGCAACGAGCCCAGGAACATGATACAGGAGGAAAACATCGACAGGCTTCTGAAGAATGGGCATAACCAGGAAGAGATGAACGCCATATACTCCGTCAATACCCTGCTCGATGCCATCAGCAATAACCAGGAAATCATCGACCGCAACAAGAGTATTCTTGCCAACCGCTGCGACCATATAGAAAAAGTAATGACGGTGATCAAGTGTACTGTTATTGTAGCCACCATCATCACCGTCATCTCGTTTCTAGCTTCCGCTCTGGGGATGTATCACGGTTCCGCCATTTGAGCGGTCGTCTCCACCTCCACGCTGAGGAATCCAGTCGTCATCGTCTGTTGGTCTCATAATCATAAAAAAGGGCTCGTGCATCCGGAGAGCAGTCCTTCAGCACGAGCCACACAGCTGTATTTCTTTTCACTTGTCATGTACAAACTCTGCTCAATCTGCACACAACCTTAGTTCAATGTCATCATTACGCCTGCAAAGATAACACTTTTCTCTGGAACCATCAAACATTTTGCTGATTATTTTCAGAAAACAGCAAGAAAAAAGCCCCGATGCATCTCGCACCGGGGCTTCCTGATAATTTTGATAACTTTATAAACTTGGAAAACCGTACTCTATTACAAGAACGATAGATTTCCATATGAGAATTAGAACACACGCTTGTGCAATGTTAGAAGATTACAACTATAACTAATAATCATGAGTATAAAAAAGATACACCTAATATAAAATTCAGCCTAACTATACCTATAAACACTTAAACTATTTCTTAAACATGATAATCCTGGGATAAGAGAGCCGGGAGTGGGGGTTCTGACTTACCACCTCCATGCGCACACCCTTGGTCCCATAGCGGAAGAAGAGGAACTTCTTCGGCACACGATGAACAATCATCTGAAGGGTATCGCGACTCTCGATATGCACCTGCATGCTGTCGCCCTCGATATCGCCCCGCAGGGTTATCCATGGATCGCTCCAGGAAACCGTCTGCGAGACGTCGGGCGGTCGGTAAAGACCGGAAAGACTTCGACTGCATGTATCGTGAGGAACCGGCCGGATGGCTACCTTCACGTCTACCTTGGTGGTGGTAGAGGTTGTAGCTGCCGCCATGATCCGGCTGTTCTTTATCTTGAGTTCCTTCCTGTTAACGGCAAGGAGAGAGTCGGGGTTACGCTTTAGGTCAGACGTCTTCAACGTGATGGCTGACACGGAAGCTCTTGGCCTGCCTGACTGCGTCCGTCCTATCTCTACCCTGCCGTTGTGAAGGAGGATATCCTGATTCTCTTTCGTGCGCTCCGCTTCGCCCCTGAGGTCGCGACACTCCTTGAATGCCACAACCAGGGCGAGCGGAATCAGCACTAGAAAAATAACCTTAATAAAACCTATAAACCTATTCACAACTTACAACAAATAACAACAAAACACTTAAAACTTATACACACTTCCGCTGGATCGTCTTGATAATCGAGGTAATGGTGGTGAGGTACGTAGGATCTGTAGCGTACTTGCACCCTACCGCGTCGCATATCTTCTGGGCAAACTTGAACGGGTTCTTGCGGTATGGCCAGGCATCCTTATAGCCCGACTTCTGGAAGAGACGTTCATGTTCCTTCAGGCAGTCGCCTACAGAGCCGAAATCCTTGAAGGCACGCATCACGGTATAATACCAGAGATTTTTGCCTGTTACCTTGCACACGGAGACGATGCTGTCTGGCGCCTTGAACTTCTGGTTAGGAGTCTTGAAGTATTCGTGAGTCTTAACCATGACGATATCTCCGTCCCATTGGCTGCCCTTGGTAATACCGAAGAGGTTAGCCTTACCGATAACCCTTGCACCCCATCCTGTCTCAAGCATCGCCTGGGCAGTAACGAAGGCAGGATCAATTTCCGTTTTTGCCTCCACGGCCGCAGCATACACCTGACGGGCGAAGGCTAATTGAGCTTTACTTGCCATACCTTTATATATATTATAATAATGTATACCTATGATGCATCATCGGGCGCATCTTTTTCTGAAAAGTTGATAGGCCCGCCGCCGATGTAGTCTCCCTTGTCGTTGAAGTCCTTCATGCGTTTAACGAAGTTCCTCGGAAATATCGGGTATATAGCCTGTATATTCTCGATAATGGAGAACACCTCGCGTACCATCATAAACACGCAGATATAGGTTCCTATCCATTGCATCGGGCCGACAGTAGAGCCCTCTACGGTGGCATGACTTGCAAAATTACTCAGGACCATCAGGAAGATGTAGATTACAATCTTCTTCGTGAACCTGGAGAAGAAGGATTCGCTAGACGCATCCTTATGAATAAGATGTTTCCACACACCCAGAAAGGTGTCAATAAAGACGGCTATCGCTATCCACTTGGCGAATTCCCAGTCCTGATACACATACTGGAACCCTTCCGACACAGCGGTCAGAGGGAGCGAGGTGATTGCTATCATCGGTATATTTCGTTTATATTGTTTCATAACATTTCGGCCTTATGTTTTTTAGACATTGCAAAATTACACAAATATTCCGTAACCGCAAAGGACGCTAGCGTGCCATCTCTCGCGACATCCGGTGAACATCGAGGATATCTGCACCTGTGGCAGATAGCATGAGGGTCCAGCCGTAGCTCTGGAGTTCTGCAGATACGAACGGAATGATCTCGCAGGTAGTAATACTCTCCCGGTCCATCCAGTAGAGACCTTCTGTCTCCACATCTGCCAAGATACGGGCATGGACCTTCGAAAGCATCTGAAGGGTGCGGTCGTTGGCTATTACCCGTTCGAGCATATCGGCATGAGCAGATAGCTTCATCGCTACAGTCACGGCTATGCGCTGGGTGCATTGGAAGCTCCGGCGCCCATCGCTCTGCATATCCACTTCTCCGTAATCTACGAACAGGAAGGAACCGGTAAGCTTATCGATGCGTTGCTTCAGTTCGTCGAACGACTGGCCGTAAACGTAGTTTTCTATCTCCGGAACCAGTTCTTTCTCGGGCAGGTTCTTGATTGCCTTGAGCACGGTAGCATATTCTTCCATTCTACTCTCGCCCTTGTTGGCAATACCCTTCGTAACTCCTGCAGAAGCAGGAAACTTGGCGAAATATTCGAATAAATCCAATAACATAGGCTTTTATGATTTTGTCGCAGAGAGTGTTTCCCTGCCTTAGTTATATAATCTTTTTAACTATCTCAAGAGGTAATCCTACCTCATCTGCTATCTTGGCCAACTCCATACCGGTAGCCTTCAGGCTCTTTACTCCCTCGATGGTCTTCTTCCTGAGAATGCGGAGATAGGTAAGCACGTTCAGCTGTTCTACCTGACGGGCATTACCCAATCCATCCTTGGAGAGATCGTAGAGCGCATCGGTTGCATCGGTAGTAATACTGCTGCCCTCCTTAGGTATAAACTTGGTGAGCAGGGAGAATTCAGTCTTCGAAAAGAGGAAATTATTTACTGCAGTAAAGTTCAGGGCTATTGCCCGGAGAGTATTGACGGGCAGTTTTTTAAACTTCAGGGCAAGTTTCTGCGCCTCTTCCGAGGAATATACTCCCTTGTCGAAGTAGAGTATCGCAGCCAGCAGAGGAAGACTTTCCTCGCCCATATCGAGCAGCTGGCGCGCCTCGATATACTGAAGAGCCGTGAGCGAACAGGTGAGCGACTTGAAATCTGTATTAACCTCGTAGCCATAATAGGCTTTCTTGTCGATAAAGATAATCGGCAACTGCTGCCTGCAGAAACAGAGATCGAGCACGAACTTATCATCTTTCTCCTGGAAGATGAACGAAAGCTGACTGGCTATAGACATGAAGTTCTCCAGAGTTCGCTCATCGCGCTTAATCTTGTTCAGGTTCCATCCCTTCATGTAGCAAAGAAACAGACATTTCACGGCGCCTGGGGAAAACTGCCCACTCTCCATGAGAGAAAGCAGCTCCACCAGCTTCAGATATTGGTCAGAAGTGAGTAGTTCCCACGAGTTCGGGATTTCGTGCTCTATCCCGTTTGCTCTTACTGTTATCGTCTTTTTCATAAGCTTATGGCATTAAATACATATTGTCATCCGGACGGTTCTCGGCAGAGAAGGAAAGAAAATCGTTTCCTTCCTGAGCATCGAGGAGCATATCCACATTATGCAGCAGATCTTCCACCTCCCCGTCTAGCTGTGTGGCGAGCTGCAGCGCGCGGCTTGCCTCGTCGCTGCCAGAGCGGGTGGCGGTATTGTCATCGAAGAGGTTGCGGATGGTGGCAGGGAACTCCAGAATGTCAAAACGTCTGAGAGCCTTCGCCACGGTCTTCTTTACCAGGGCACGCTTGAGCATAGGCAGCGCCTTCTGGGCAAACTCAGCAAACGTCTGGTCTTCTCCTCCCTGTTCGAGCCGGTCGAAGTAGGCGCCTATGCTTTCGTCGAGCACTTCCTTCTGGAGAGGAACACAGCGGAAGAAGAAGAGATACGAGAGGTCGATAGGATAAATTTCATCGAATTCATCGGCAGTATCTACCTTCAGCTTACTGAGCATCTTGTAGTAATTGGTCTTGCGCCAGTCTTTCATGGCAAGACGGATATCGGCAGGATCATCGGCACTTATCTCTTCAGTAAGTTCGGAAATCAGCGAATCCATCGCATTAAAGTAGTTCTCCATATAGGAGCGCTTCATGCCTTCCATCTCGTACTTGTAGAGATTAATATCGTTCTTCCTGCGGTTCACGGCATCGAAGATAATCTGGGTAGCTAGCGTAAGGTTCGCCATGGCAGCGCGGAGAAAATCCTTGATGCCACTCTCTTCTTCTTCGATGCTCACAATATCAGAGAACGTATTGTTGCCGATGATGGCAACAATACGCTTGCGTGCGGCTACGGCAGAGCCCTGAAGGCTGTCGAAGTCGGCGCTTGTATCTGCACCAGGTGCGCAGTTGCAGAACTGCGCATAACTGGCGAAGAGTTGATTGAGTTGAAATTTCTTGTTCATGCCTGCTGTTGATTAAGTCGTTGCTCTGGTGTTATATCTTCCTGCCGTTGTGGAACCTCTCGGTAGAACCCTAGCCTGCAGCCCTGCTTGTAGAGTTCCGGGAAGTTCATGCGCAACGCCCAGTTGAGGGGTTCTGCGCAGACTTCATCCTCTGAGGTGAGCGACATGATGTAGATGAGATAATTATAATAGGTATCACTTCCACTCTTCGAAATGACTCCATCCTTATCTACTGCAGATATGGCTGCATCGAGACCTACCGAAGACAGCAGGGCTTGCTCGGTACGCTTGTCGTAGGAGATGAGCGCCTCGATATATTCCTTGTACTTGAGGTCGATGGTCTCCACCTTCCACGCCTGTTCGTGCCCCTGTGCGTCCATGAAGGAGATGGAAGAGAAACCTTTGCCCTGGTTGTCTGCACCCGAGAGATAAGAACTAAACTTTCGAACCTCATCGCGGACGTAGCGAACCATGCACGACTCCTTGAAGTCTGTACCGATATCAATACCGTTATACTTCAGCAGTTCCATGCCCTTCGCCTTGCGACGCTTATTCTCCTCGCAGAGCTTGGTCATCTGGGTGCGCTTGCTCTGGATCCAGGCATTAGGAATAATGACATGCACCTTTGCAGCCAGCGAGTTTTTCAGAAAACTGTTAATGTATCGGGCTGTCTTATTACTACCTTGGATGTACGGGCGAGCTCCCTGATGCGTCTCGTTGGCGCCATAGAATTCGTCTACTGATTTCTCTCTGTGATGAGAGATCGCAGCATACCGGTAGTTGTCAACTTCGTTAAAGCTGAACTTAGGATAAACCGAGTAACTCGATAAGCCATAGGAGAATCGCCCTACTACAACCTGTTTGAAGTCTCCGTACGAAATCAATTCTGAAGCTACATCCTGGCGGGTAGTTGCCAGTCGGCAGTAACGGTTCTCCATCGCCTCAAGCGCAGCCACCGGCTTACCCATACCTATCACCTTGCCTCGGGTGAAGCGCCACTTGACGAAGAAATCGCCAAAATAATAGAAGTTTTTGATACAGGTCTTGCAGAACTCCTCGACTGAAGGGATGCCGCGTGAGCTCCAGGAGTCGAGCCATTCCATTACTTCTGGTTGCTCCTCGTACTTGCGTACCAGCTTACCGTTCTCAATAGCCTGCTTGTACACGGCGAGTCCGTGACCATAGAGCATTTTAATCTCCTTAGAATAGAGACGAGGGAGCAGTCGGTTCTCCTTGATCTCCTTTGTCACTTCGTCGCATTGTTGGTTGTTGTAGCCACGCATCAACACCTGATATCCCTGTATGCCCAGATAGTGATGCTGCTGCATCCAGAACGTACCACCGAATGGAGACTCCAGGAGTGGTGACTGGAAGAGCTGGTCTGCACCAAAGATGGAGTCGCCTTCGCCTAGCTGGAAGGTGAAGGTATTGCCATCGGCAAGGTAGATGCCGGCGTTGCCATACATATCAATTTCGTATTCTTTCATAACCAATTATAACCAATTTATTTTGTGAAGTTTGTATCCATCTTGAGGAAAGCCCATGTACCTGATGAGGATGCGATAGCACATCTTTGGCTCTTCATCTTCGTCTGTATAGAGAAGGTAGTTCTCTCCATCGATGGCGAAACGTTCTTTCGGCAACTGGGTTCGATACTTACAATGCCGGCGTACCTGAAGCTTTGCGCTCGCCTCGCCTCTCGACCTTGAGTAAGGAAAGAAAACCAAGGTGAACTCCCCATCGGGTAGCTTACTGATCTCTCTGGCCCACTGGAGTGCCGTGATGCCATCCATGATGATGTTCTTACTTGTCTTGCTCATAATGATGCGAAGATAGTGAAAAATTATTGCCCTGCAAAAGACCGGCTGCACCTGTTCCCCGTCATATTTCCGAGAAACGTAAGGCCTGCACCTCTCTTTCCTTTCCCAGCGGTGCGTGCACGTTTGGGTGAGGTGTTTTTGGGAGTTTTTCTCCCAGCCGGTCCGCTTGGGCTGATTATCAGCATTTTAGTATTTATACCCTTTCATTTTCCGTAAATTATTGATATGCCCGTGAAAATTATTACTGCAGAATTGCAGCATTATTCTACGTTTATATCTCGAAATTGTCCGGTAAATCGGTAGGATATGTACTTAATTCCGCCTTCACGGCATCAGAATAAAGGCCGTAAAGTAGGTAAATCATCGCAGAAGGCAGCTGCGTGGTGAGTCCTGCCTGATTCTTCAGTTGCTGTTTCTTCTCAGAACTCTTATCAAGTTCTATTTTCCCGTCCGTTTTCTTCAGAGGGGATATCATGATTGCAGAGCAGAGGTTCTTGCACTCATTTTCATCTATACGGATGACAGGCAGGAGCGGACTGCGTTCACCAAAGAGCATCTGACAGAGCTTGAACTGCTGCCAATGGTATATCGTTGGCGCATCTTCGTTATAGAGTATCACCATGAAACCATACGACTCCAGGGCAGCCTTCAGATTGAGCGAGTCGGTAGTTATCTGTTCCCGTTCCTCCCTGCGCTTGTTGCCGGCACGGTCTGGATAGAGATAGATGGTCTTATTTACGGCCGCAGATCCGAAGAACTGGTGCACCTCTGCCACGAGGTCGTTGTAATCCTTAGGCAGGAAGGCAAAGAACTCCTTGATGATGTCGAGACGCCTACCGTAATCTTTCTTTTGGGCAACGATGAGCGACTGGAAGTTGCCAGGGTCATATCCCATGTAGAGCGGTTCATTGGGGTCGTAATGTAGAAGATACTCTGCCGTAAGGATAAACCTATCCTTCAGATTCAGGCGAAGTATGGACTCATACTTATAGCTATCCTTGAACTGATGCTTAACGTGGTCGTAGTTGATGAAGAACTTATTGGTTACCTCCTTGTGGCGGATGGCGCAGATAGCCGTGAGGAACTCGTCCGTATCAAGAGTGTCCAACTGAGTCTTGAAGAACTTCGGTCCCAGGATATCCTTATTGCAGAAAGAGGATGCACGGATATAGTAGATGGCATTACGCCTCATATCTGCCAGACGAGGTTTCCATCTCGCCACGAAGGCATTGAGCTTAACAGACTCAAGTCGCATCTTCTCCAGGAGAACAGGGTCTTTTGAGTCTCGTTCCTGCTGCTTGAGCACGAACAGGCGGTAGAGACTTCTGTTAACTTCCAAGGCAACGGTTGCAATCTCCTCGATAAGTTTCGGGTTCACCTTCTTTTCATAATCCTCAAACCAGTCATCTTCGCCGAGGTCGACGCGAGCCGTATCACTCACACCCGTAACACCCTCATAATAAGCAGAACAGCGCACATTGGCTGGACCTCCACGTAAAGACGGAAACAAACGGGTTTTGAGTTTTTCTCCACTATTATGCTTCATTTCTTCTACGAAAGCGTGTACGGCATTTCTACCGGCCACGGATTCCGGCTGGTCGCTTGATACGAGCTGAAGGTGAGCGCCATTTCGGAATATCACGCTATGCTTGGCATACGCTATCGGATATCGGGGTTTCCGAAAGTGGGAAGGCAGCGTGCTCTCTCCTACTACGTAATCAATACCATATTCCAGCATGGACCTCTGTTGCCCGTTTACTACTACCTGACGCGAGAAGTATGCCTGTATGTTTGGCCAGACGTTGGTCATCAGCGCCACATACGTCTTGTGCACCAGGAAAGATAACTCTCCCGGCATATCGTTGGCAACCCGTATCAGGCGAGGACCCGTCACACCTTCGGTCTTACCTCCGGCACGGGCAACCTCGGCAAAAAGCATGTTGGGGTCGATGATGTTGGCAAGCAGCTGCATGTTGTTCATGTAGTAATGCTCGAATTCACCGAGAGTATTATCATTCAAAATCAGTTGGCTCATCGCTCAAATCCTCCACTATTTCCGCTTCCTGAATATCAGCATCACGAAGCAATCGTTTCTTTTCTGAACTCTCGATAGGTAAACCATCGATGAGAGAGATGTAAAAACCGCGGTTGTACTTGCCGGCAATTTCCTTGAGGTTCTTTTTCTGAAAACCTAGTTCTTCCGGGGTAACCTCTGGTGTAATGAGGAACACAACTCCGAGATCTCTATCTGCCTCTGCCTGTTCGGACGCACGTCTGCGGCATTCCAGGGCTTGATCCATACAGGCTTTTTGCATTTTATAGTCGCGCTTGGCAGAACAGAGCTTGGCAAGGTCCTCGTACTTGTTGGCAAAATCATTTTCCCAGACTTTTATGGCCACATTGCAATCTACATTAAAGTAAGATATTGCCTGATTGATACGAGTCATACAGGTGCGCACATCGAGGGATATCTTCTGCTGCGAAGCAATACGCTGTTTGAGTTTGCGAGCGCCACGGGTAATGTTACGTTCATACTCGTAGATTTCGACTGCCCATTGCAGCTGCTTCAGAAAGGTCTGCACATCCTCTGGAATGCCTTTGCCCTCACCTGTAGTCAGAAAGGTGGTTATGAGGTCTGGATGAACGCTCTCCAGTTTTTCTATCTCGCTTTTCATACGCCAAACAACTCCTTTCTAAGTTTCAGTTCTTCGCGATCCTGCATCCGCTCATTCAGTAGTTTGATGGCATCGAGGTCGCCGTTTGCTGCCAACTCGGCTATCTTCTCGTCTGCCTCGAGTTGAGCCTGCTCTAGTACACCTCCGTTCTTCACCATCGAGACGCAGGTTTCTGCAATCTTCCGTAATTCCGTCTTATCCATCTTGTCTATCTGATTTATCTGATTTGTCACTATATTGTTCCATTACCATCTTGAACATACGTTCACGTTCCTGATGACGCTGGAGGTTCTCACGGTCGCTGGCACGTTTGTCCTTGCGATCATCTCTTTTAATGTAGCTCTTATAGCGCTTGATATTATCGAGCACGTTCTTGTGTTTATGAAGAAACTCGGCAGGATCCTTCTTGAAGAGCTTTACGAGTTCATCGAATTCCGACTTGCCCTTCAGTAATGGATGCTTATATAGAAACTTTCCGGTATCGTTGTAAGCCTTCAGTTCTTCGAATGCCTGAAGGTTACGGATGCGGAGTTCTGCCATCGCAGCCACATCGTTCGCCTTTGGTTTCTTGTCCAGGAGTTCGTCGAGTTTCTTCATCTTGCGCCATGTGTTGATGCGGTCGTTATAAATGACGGTCGCCATCTGCACGTCCTCGTTATAGAGGTTATCCCAGTCGATATTAGGATATTCCTCTTCCTTTTGAACTACTTTTTTTTTGAGTCCTCGTCGGCAGTATCAGGCTGTTCAGATTCCTGTTGATTTTCACCTTCAGGAGTCTCTTCTTCGGTTGAAGTATTGCTTGAACCATCATCAGGTATCTGCTCTCCTTCAGATGAAGTATCACTTGTACCGCCTTCCGGTCCCTGCTCTCCTTCGGTTGAAGTGTTACTTGAACCATCTACAGGTATCTGTTTTCCTTCAGATGAAGTATCACTTGAACCGCCTTCCGGTCCCTGCTCATCATTGGCTGGGTTGTCGTCAATGTTTTCATTTAATTTCTCGAAATAGATTCGATGGTCTACGATATCCCCTTCATCGCACTCATCCAAAAGGGCGTAGAGTATTTCGTCTGCATAACGTTTCGGGTCACGGGCGAAACGAGTAAGTTTAGGATGGCGAGGGTTTACATCATCCAGGAGAGCAAGGTCGGCTTCAGCGTGTCCGACTCCTCTAAGCTTATTGAATAATTGCAATTTTTCTCTTCTACTAATCATACCTTATATATATTATAAGGTGCGCCACCTCTTGTGGCGACACACCTTAAAATTAACTAATAAACTAAATAAAATGAGAAACGCTAAGAAATTGTTGTCTTACCAGTTGAAGAACCTGAAGCCGTATTCTGCTTTGTGCTAGGAGCCGTATCTGAATGAGCGGCAGCCTCGGCAGCTGTCACACCAAGAGGATCCTCAGCATACAGACAAGGGAGGTCAACGGATGTGCGCTTGAAGGTGAAGGTTGTATATCGGCCATCCTTATCATCCTTAGTTTCTGTGTTATTGAGAATCATAGGGCGCTCAGGTTCGCCGACGATATACCATTGTGTATCCTTCACATGCTTATAAAGAATAATAAACTTACCACCAGCATACTGCTCAATGAAGTTATAGAGATCCACGCGAGTACCACCCATGATGATTACCAGGTTATTCTCGCCGGATGTCGTAATATCTCCCTTCTCTGTCGTAGCCGTAAATGTAGGAATATCGTGCGCATCGAAGAGGTATGCCTTCAGGGTGTCGGCGGCAGCCGTCTTAAACGGCATTGCCTTGACTTTACGGTCTTTATCCGGCTGAGGGAAGGCCTTCGACAAATCAATTAAAGTTGTAGGGACCAATACCACCTGGTAAGCAATGGCGGAACCATGGGTATCTCGGTCTGTCACATCATCGATAGATGTCAGCGCAACGAACGAAGCCATAGATACTCCTGTGCCACCTATACCGAAGGTAGATGTAGGATCAGCTAACATCTGCAGAAGTGAAACGATGCCGAGCAGCATAATGAGCGTCATGAAGAGAAGACGGCCCTTATGCTGGGCATAATGATAACCCTTGTTAGGGTTATAAGTACGAGAACGTACTGGAATATTGTTTTTCTTCATAATTTTTTCTGAAAATGTAGGCGAGGTACGCTGTACCTCACCTACGAGTTAACAATATATATATAATAAGGACTAACGGCCACCAGGAACATTAGGCTGAACAGCCTTGTTAATGGTTCGCTTGCCACCTACGCGACGTTCGAGCTCACGGAACTTCTCGTCCTTACCGAGAATAACCATGATGTAGTCGCCAGCCTGGCTAGGAGTCCATTCTGCGGTAATGTTTGCAAACTTGCCGCTCTTGGCGATGGTAAGCTGATGTTTAGTATCATCCTCACCAATCTCGATGCAGTAAGCTACGCCAGCCTTCGCATTCGTGATATCCTCGATAGCGGTTGCTGTAGTAGTAGCATCTGTAATCTGCCAGAAGCCTTTTGCACCGTTGATCTCTGCACCAATAACAGTTGCAGGGAGGTTGGTAAAGATCTGCTGGAACTCGTAATCGTTGGCATCCATGGCAGCCTTGCTGTCAAACTTGCGGCCAGTAAAGGCTGCGCCACAACCTTCTTTCCATGTACTCCAGGCACGAACCATCTCCATCTGCTCCTCCATCTTTACGGCGAACATCTCACCAGGGAGGTTCTCTACGAATTGAATATTGCCAGGAACGTCCATAAACATCCAGCAAGACTTGCCCTCGTATGGGAGCCACTTAATCTGAATGGTAGAGTCTGGGACACGGTTCTTGTAGCCGTTAGGACCGGTAAAGTCCTGATCCTTGCCATAAGTCTCGCGGCAGTTAGCAAGCCACCAGTCAATATGGTTCTCGTTGAGATAGAGAACATGATTATCGATGGTCATGCCCTCAGAGAGGTGAGTCTTAACGTCGGTAATGAACTCCTTAACCGCATCCAGCATATTAGCTGAAGTATAAGTATTGTAGCTCTTATTGGCAAATGGCTTGATACTGTAGTCATGGATGTAACGGAGCAATGTGTACCAGATACCTGTACCTGCATTGAGGTAGCTTGATGCCTGACCTGTCTCTGGCTTTACATAAATACCACGCATACGACGCTGGTTCTGCTCGTCCTGAGCCTTCTTCAGAAGGTTGAGGAGACAGAATTCAACCATAGACCACTTGATAGGATCAGAGCCTTCCTTGTTGAGATAAGCGATATACTTGCGCTCAAGTTCCTTCATTGGGCCGAACTTAACTTTAATCATAGCGTCATCAACATAGCCCATCTCGTTTTCGAGCTGCATGCCACCCTTGTAGATCTCACCTTCCTGGTAGCCCTGAGATACCTCGTCGAAGAATGCGTTGAAGAGAATATCGCGATCCTGAACACCATACCGAACAGGGAAGAACTCTGTAAGATTACGAAGCTCAAGGATTCGGGCAATAAGCGCATCCTGGCGAAGGATGACGAACTGGTCACCCAGTCCGGCATTATCCACGCCTGAGTAATTGGTAGCAAACTGGCCGGAAGCGAGAGCTTTAACGTTACCGAGCTCGTTGCGTACCTGGTGATACTTGTAGCGTTCCTGGAGTGATCTCGCGAACGCCATCGCTTCGGTACGGAATGCCTTGCCGTCTGTCTCCTCGTTTGGCGTAGATGCTAAAGCTATCTCAGGATTAGCGACAATGCGGTTCCAGCGCTTTTTCATATCGAACATAGAATGCTCGATACCAAAAAGGTAGTTAGCGTTAGTTTCGAAACCGTTAATAGGAATAGAAGGAGCAGTAACATGAGCAGCAGGCTTGTCGTCTGCTGTACTATTAGCCATCTTTACCATATTCTCAGCGAGAGTGTTGACAGCTGTAGAGAGCTTCTCGAACGGTACATTCTGGCTGTTCTCGTTCTTCTTTCCTGCATCATCATCGTCATCGCCTTCGCCACCTTCATCACCGTCAGGATCATCATCCTTTGACTTGTTAGCTTTAGATACGATGGCATAGAGCTCATTGATCTGCTTCTGATGCTCAGCCTGCTCGGCTGCACTATTCTCCGCAGCGAGGTCATCCATGAGAGTACTCTGGTACTCTTTCTGGTATTCCTCGCATAGAGTCTTGTACTCTTCCGCAGTAAGACTCTTGTTCTCGAATTTCTTGACGAATCCAAGTTTCTCGAGAACTTTGTTTAACTTTGCTTTGAAATTCATAAATCAATCATTTAAATATTAAAACAACTTAGATCAAACAAAAATAATATATTAGCTAAATCCATAAAGGCTTTGCGTCCCCATATAGGCCTCTCCCAGTTGCGCCACCTCCGCAATCGCCTCCAATAAGGTGCGCTTACCATCGATGAGACCGACTTCTTCTGCTGGAGCAGTATACAGACTCTCGCCCTGAAGTACCGGAGCATCATCATCCAGTTCTGCCAGTTTGGAACGCTGAGATCTCACATCTGCCAGGAACTGTTCATTCATCGGATCAAGAACATTCTTGATATAATCTTCAGACTTACCATCCTTCAAATCCTCGAATATCTTATTCTTCCGGCTGGAATTGGTAGCCTTCGCTACAATTTTCTTCAACCCCAACTTCTCGAAGTATGGCTCAAAGTTCCAGAAGGAACACATAGTACCGATGCATCCAACGAAGTCATGATTGGTAGTAGCGTAGAGCTTCTGGCCATGACAGCCGATGTAATAGGCTGCCGATGCGCAGTATTCTTCATAGATGGCAATGATAGGTTTCTTGGCGCTTCGCAGAGTCTCGCTCAAACGGTCCATGTACCATGCCTCTCCTCCAGGAGAATTAATATGAAGGAGATGAGCGGATATCTGAGGGTTATTCTCAGCAGCAATAATATCCTGTTCCAACTGTTTAGAAGAGAAATACCAGTAGCTGTTTGCTGTCACAACTCCGAATACACGATGATATGCGATTGTACCATCATCCAGAGATGGCGAATCGTATTCATCCGTGAGTTGTGCACTTTTCGTTTCATCTCTCTGCGATACCTTGGCAGATATCGCTAACAGCGCTTCATGCGTCTCGTACTGATAATATGTATGAGTCTTGAGATATTCCCGAATCTCAGGAATACTCATCGCCTGTTCGGCTTTTTTCTGTTCGAAGCTTACCACCGTGCCATTCAGTGGAAATGCAGCAACCATCAGCTGACGGTAGGCATCCTCAGTAATCCATAACGGCAAAGTGGAAAGCAGAAGGGTCTGTATTTCGTCCATCTTAATTAAGTTTTCCACAAAGGTACATATATATAATAGGTATAGAAAAGACCTTAAAACAATGGATTCGCGAGCATTTTACACTTGACGATAAGCTTTGCCTTGTTCAGATGTCTGACGAGCTGAACCTTTGCCGGTATTGTTTCTGTACCTATGTCATATGTACGTGCGCCAGGAAGTCCAACACTTGCGAGCGTGACGATAGCGCTGCGAGGAACCTTTAGTTCGTTAAAAATGCTCTCGTCCTCCGCTACATCGACAATAAATGTCTTACTACAATCCCAGTACACACCTCCATTTTCCTCTGTCATCGAAGGTTCGAATGTGAACGGATCGGTGCCGAGGATGATGTTTCTTTCTTTGCCTCCAAGAGAGGAAATCATTAAAAGACAGGAAAACTCTTTCATAATGTTAAATTTTAGAGTGATTATTGCTAATTTTTGAGTGACAGAAATTTGCACTCAGTATGTATTAAAAATAATTAAATACCCCGTTTTTTTTGGTATTTTCTGGGTGTTTTCGGAAAAAGCCGCTGGCGATAGCGATAAAAGTTCTTCAGGAGCGCATCGGGCGATATAGACCTCAGAGAGTATCTCCTGATGAAATTGTCTACCACATCCTGGTTCCGTAACGGCCTGCCCAGCTCTTCATTCTCAATCATGAGCCGGTGAAACTCAAAATTGAAGAGAAGTCGAATATGCTCTTCTATTTTTTTCGCCGCATTACTTGAAAGATAATTGAAGTAAGCCGGATCCTTACCAGGATGTCCATCCATCTTTGAGCGCCGTGAAGGCAGATATATCTTGAGATTACAGTCTTGCATGACGTCATGATGAGAGTCTGGCTTGGCCATACAATTCCACACCACATGATAGAGATCTGTGGTGTATGGTATTTTTACTCCGCCCGTTTCTGGCTCAATTTCTAGCTTTTTTTGAATATACTCTGCCAAATAGGGCTCAATTCTAACAGACGCTGTTCGTTTCGAGAGACGTTTTTTTCTTTCCATATCGTTTTTGCTTATTTTTGCTTCCTACCATCCTACAATCCTACAAATTGCAGGCTTACGAATGCAAAGATACTAAATTTCAGCGAGTTACGCAAATTATATCAAACATATTTTAGTCCTACACACTCATTTTTTCGTTTCCTGCACGTCCTACAATCCCACAAAATGGGGTATTCTGTAGGATGAAATCTCCAAAAGTGCCAAAATGTAAAAATTTCCTATTTCCTACAACGTCCTACAATCCTACAGCATTTCCTACAAAACCACAAAAACACAAAAACACACATAACATACTGATAATAAGATAAATAGACATTAATAATAGTTTGAAAAGAAATGCATTTGTAGGATTGTAGGATTGTAGGAAGGCATTTTTCTGAAAATCATTTTCAAAACTTCGTTTTCTCGGTTATTTTTGAAATTTTAGGGGGTACGGGGGATTTTTCGCATCTGGAACGCACAAAAATGTAAAGAAATACCCACGCTCGCCCTCCCGGGTTTACGTGGGTAAAAATATGCAAAATTCAACTCAAATTTATGCGGAAAACTTTTGGTTTTCTCGAATATTTTTTGTATCTTTGTATCGTTAAATTGGGGTAGTCTGCACCTTATATAAGGTAGTTTTCTGGCTCCTATCAGAACGGTTTATCTCCATTCTTGCCGGCGTCTGTTTCGTCAAATGGTATACTGCCAGGCTTGTACTGCTGGGCATTAATATCAGTATTAGCCTCTTCATTTACTCCTGGAGTGCTCTGAGCGACGCTCTCAGCAGGAATTTCTCCTCGCCTGAAGTCGATATTATACATCTCCATGAACTTGTCATAGTCGATAATAATGGCGCTTGTGGAAGTAGAGCGTTCCTTACGAACCCTTACCATCGTTTCCTGATCGTCCGGCTTGGCTACCTCGACGGTCTCCTCCCAAGCGAAGCGTCTAGATGGTACGGTTCCAACATATGATGGATGTGAGCGAAGATTCTGCTCAAGGGTAGATAATGTCGTATTCTCGCTGTTGTATCCACTTCTGTCATATATAGAATACACGCTGCTGAGACGAAGGAACAGAACATGTGTTCCTGGCTCGAAAGCGAACGTTTTCTTGTCTCCGTGCGAATCCTTGCCCGTAACACTCTTAGGCTGCTCGATGAGCATTTCCCGGCCAACAAGTACCTGTTTGGTATCGATCATGTTGTTGACGGCATTGAAGAACATGGCAAGCTTGTCCGTGCTTCGAATCAGAGAAAGCTGGAACTTAATCTTCTCCTGTACCAGGGTAAAGAACTCCTCGTATGTAAACGGAAGCTTCAGATCCGAATATTGCTCCACCAGTTTAACCATTCCTAGGAATAAGGACGCTGTCTTCATTAGTCGGTCCATCTCTCCGGAATTGATTACATCACTCTTGAGTTCGCTGTACGCCTCTTGCTTGAGTGCACGGAAATGATCCATGACTGCCGGTCTGAGCGACAGTACTTCTAGTAATACGTTGGATAGCCCTATATTCTTCTCTATATTCTTGAGCTCTTCAAACAACTTTGTCTCCTCCGGTGTTCTATTCTTAGGCTTAGGAACCTCACAGATGATGACACGGCTCATCAGGGCGTTGTCATCTCGTTGAGGAGTCTCTTGTCCGCAAATGATTACAGGCGCAAACACCTTATCATTCTCGATATCTCTTCCAGATGTTCCGCGACGCTTCTGCTTACCGTCGCCGTCATATACTATACCCTTCAGAGCTTGAAACTTGGTGTCCGAGATATCTTTATTATTGTACTCATCGAGCACGACCGGAACATCCCTGAATGTACCCATGATGGTACTCATGGCCGCATCAGTACCTGTATTCAGGTTGAATATCGGAATAGTTGGGCTTATAAACAGGGAGCGGATGGATATCGCGATCTGAGTCTTACCAGAAGACATTGGTCCCATAAAAAATGGAGCCGTGAAAAGTCTATCCAGACAGTGGATATTACTTCTGAAGGCGCACATCAGAGCGAAAACTATCGCCCATTTACCATTATCATTAATTTTATACACCTTGTTCATTAACGATGCCCATTGTTCGAATGTGACCTGCTTGTTAACAGGTATATCTTCATACACGAGCTGAGATATCAATTCGTATTTATCAGATTGTCTCCCGGATCCGGCGTATATGGTAGAAAATGCAGGGAGATAGTAATTCATATGATTATGAGTCACCACGCCCAGCTCATTAACCTTCTCAAACACATATTTACCGTTTTCGTCTTCATGCGCTATACCGTTAGCGAATGCGAAGAACTGCTCATCAGTCTTTCGACTCATTCCTTCAGACTGCTGATTGCCATAAGTCTGTATCTCACGACATTGAACGAAGTGGCGACTCATATACTCCTTGATACGTCTCCACTGCCATTCTTCACCGTCTGTGAAGTTCACGCCTTCGTAGTTGATAAGAACATCCTCGATAGTACTCATCTTCTTTAGGGAACTCGACAGAACCTCAATATACAAGGGCTTATCGAAATAACGGCGGTTCACCTTCAGTACTCGCTTGTTCTGTTCGAAGTCTTCATTGAAGATATGGAGAAGTGGAACCATGTAGAAATCGGCTACCTGCGAGAAGCCTCGTCCATTCTTGTTCTGAAACATGTAGCATACCGGTATGCCCTGCTTATTCAGGCGAGGATAATACTTGCACTCGCGGAACATCTGGGCGTACTCGCCTTCTCTTGCGTAGCTCGGAACCTCATCACCATCGAAATCGTCATCATACAGGTCATCCTTCAGTGCATTCGCTTTCATGACATTTTTGCGCTTGCTGACGAATGGCTTACGGATTTCATCGAACTGGCCCTTGGATAGCCCTAATTTACTGCAGTAATGATTCTTGTTGACAGTTATCACGGTTTCCTCTGCATAACTAGTCAGTTCTATACACCTGGTAATGATCGGAACCTTGTCGCCCAGGAAACCAGACAGTAAATCTCCATGTATACGTATATAGAAGTCTATGAAGGATTCTACTTTATCCTCGTGCATGACTCTTATCTGCGAGATTCCCGCCTTGAACATTTCCACCAGGGCGGAGAGGTAGCTGCTATCATCGCCCGTTGTCGTATCTATGCTGCAGCCTTCTTCAGTTGTGGCTAGATAGCAGCAGATTCGGCGGAGATTCTGAATATCGGTAGCCGACG